CGAATCTATTAAAGACTCAGACAAATGATATTCTTTTTCTACCTGTTCATGATCATTCTTCTCTTTATTCTCTTAACTGAAAACTAAACCATATGGAAAAGCAGTTTCACTTCTACTATGATCCAGAAAAAGCAGGTGTTGAACAAATCTGGCTCCATGATAATTACAATCCAGAGGAGGATTACAGTTACGATATCATAGCTCTCTACCAGGAGAAGAAAACAAAGAAGCTGTATTGGGGCATAACACAAGGCTGTTCTTGCAACTCTCCATTTGAAGATGAAACGCTCGACGATCTTACAGAGCTTACTCCTAAAACAGCACAAGCATTCTTAGATGACTTATCAGATCACTTTGATATGAATACACTTATCAATAACAAGACAGGTGCAAAGGAACTCTCAGAACTATTCCAGAAGCTTACAAAGATAGGAATCCCACTCACACTACCACCAGTAGAAATAGAAGAATAAATATCCCGGCATGAAAGTGTTTTGTGGTGTTGAATTTTTATTTTCTTTGATACCTGATATTATGCGGATCGGAGGTAATAATAGAAATTATGACCAAACAAATTGAGCTTTTTTTCGGTGATAGCAAAGACGTTTTGAAAAAATTACCTAGTAACTCTATTGATCTCATTTTCACGTCACCACCTTATGCAGATCAACGAAGTAAAACTTATGGAGGAATCCATCCTGATAGCTATGTAAAGTGGTTTCTACCTATTTCTAAAGAACTGTTGAGAGTGTTAAAAGTTGATGGGACTTTTATTTTGAATATTAAAGAAAAGGTTGTGGAGGGTGAAAGGAGTACTTATGTGTTAGAACTAATTTTAGAAATGAAAAAACAAGGATGGTTTTGGACAGAAGAATTTATTTGGCACAAAAAGAACTGTTATCCGGGTAAATGGCCTAATAGATTTCGTGATGCTTGGGAAAGGTTACTGCAATTTAATAAAAGTAAGAAGTTTAACATGTATCAAGAATCGGTGATGGTGCCTACAGGTGATTGGGCAAAATCACGATTAAAAAATCTTAGCGCAATAGATAAAGTAAGGGATAATTCAAAGGTGGGCAGTGGATTTGGAAAGAATATTTCAAATTGGATCGGTAGAGATCTGGCTTATCCAACTAATGTTGTGCATCTGGCCACTGAGTGTTCTAACAAATCTCACAGTGCAGCCTTTCCAGAAGCTCTACCAGAATGGTTTATTAAGCTATTCACAAAAGAAGGCGATATCGTTTTAGATCCTTTTATGGGTTCTGGTACAACTAATATTATTGCTAATAAAATGCATCGAAAAACCATTGGTATTGAAATCTTATACGAGTATTACAAAAAGCTTACAAAAATAGGAATCCCACTCACACTACCACCAGTAGAAATAGAAGAATAAATATCCCGGAAGGATAGCACTAACGGTAGTGAGCGCTGGTGGCCAGTAAAAAGATCCAGAGATATCAGGTTCGACTCCTGACCTTCCGACCAATGGGTGGTTAACCAAGCGGCAACGGTACCAGGCTGTAAACCTGGCGTCAGCATCTGTCTTCGTAGGTTCGAGTCCTACACCACCCACCATTACTAACAAACTAAACCCCAGTTAAGGTAGAAAAGCATGAGACAGACAACCAATAGAATACTTTACACACTCGTAAACCTAGCATCAGGCTCTATAAAAGATGACCTACCAGCTAGAAGACTCCTAACTGATCTTAGAGTAGACCATACCAAGCTAGAAGACATACTCCAATCTATCCAAGAAGCAGCTAACCATATGCACGGAGAATGGGAAGGAGGACACATCAGGTTCTCTTCCCCACAAGACCAGAAAAAGCACGCTACAAAGAGCCACGAACGCATCTGCAAGCTCATAAAAGAAGCACAAAAACTCATAGATACGTAAAAATAGCATAAGCATACCATTTTTATGATTAAGAAAGCTACAGCCCTACTTTTAAAGGAAAGAGCTAACTATGCATGTGAGAATAAAAACTGTAAGAGAAACGATTGGAATTATCATATGCATCACGTTTATTGGAAGAGCCAGTACAGGATGGATGATAGAGATGAGCTGTGGAATCTAGCCTACATTTGCAATACATGCCACTATTCTATCCATAACCAAGCAAACATTCGCCTCGATGCTGAATTAAAGGCATTAGCAGACGAGAGAAAGCCAAAGGAGGAGAGGTCTAAGAAGAAGATAGCTAAGCCAAAGGCAATCATGGAGGCACGCAAGAGCCACTACAAAAGGAACCTAGAGCGGTACAAGTTCCTCAATGGAGGCAAGAGCCCATGGAGAGTTTATTATGAACGCTCTAAAGTTATTAAAGGCTTTAACGAAGTAAACAATAGATAGTAGACCTCATGTGCAAAATTCAATAAAGTTGTTGTGTAAAACTTCTTTTGAGTAAAGCATGCAAATAAAGCTAGAGTATCCCATCGGAAAGAACGGAAAGAGAGAACCATTACCAAAACAACAAGATTTCCACAACAGTTCTGCACATTTTCGCGCGTATGTTGGTGGAGTAGGAAGCGGCAAAACTGTGGCTGGCTGTATAGAGGGAATCAAGAAGGCACTAACCTACCCAGGATCTACAGGACTTATAGCAGCTAACACATACCCACAGTTAGAGAAGGCTACCAAGAAGACATTCTTTGAGGCGTGCGATCCTAGGCTTATTAAGCGTAAGAACGAGTGGGAGGTAGAGTTCTTCAATGGTTCTAAGATCTACTTCATCAACCTTTCTAATCCAGACTCGCTTCGTGGACCATCAGTGCTGTGGATCTACATGGACGAAGCAGCAGATGCGTCAGAGTTTTCTTTCCTCACGCTTATTGGGCGCTTGCGTAATGATGCCAAGACTCTCTACCCAGACTCAGCCTTTAGCTTCTTCCTCACATCAAACCCTAATGGTAAGAACTGGGTGTATCAAAGATTCTTTGCTAAGCCAAGACCAGGTTATTATGGTGTACAGACAACTACATTCGACAACGCAGCAAACCTACCAGAGAACTATATTGACGGCTTAAGAGAGGCATACTCAGATGACATGGCTAATCGCTTCTTGTATGGCTCGTTTGACGTGTTCATTGGTCAGATATTCAATGAGTTTGAAGAAAATGTTCATGTTATTCAGCCAAGGGAACTACCAGAGCACTGGTTTAGGTACAGATCAATTGACTTTGGTTGGTCTCATCCAACGTGTGTGCTGTGGGCAGCTGAAGACTTCAAGGGAAACTTGTACTTTTACCGTGAGTTCCATAAGTCTGAGGTGCCAGCGTACGAGTTAGCTAGGGTGATCACTGAGCTTTCTGGGCAAGAGAAATACGAATACACAGTTGGTGATACATCAGGTGTTGCAGTAAGCCAGACAGATGGTGAGTCAGTGTATAGGCAGTTGTATGAATACGGTCACATCCAGGTAACACCAGCATACAAGCAAGACAAGATGGGGCGAATTGACCGTGCCAAGACCATGTTCAAGCACCGTAAGGTATTCATCTTCAACACATGCACCACGCTTATTGCACAGCTACCGCAGTACCAGTGGGAGAAACCAACCTATGAGCAGGCGCTTTCTAAACAAAGGCCATTAAAGGTCAATGATGATTCAATAGACGCATTTTTGTATCTACTCGGAAGCAGACCAGACTCATTTGGATTGCCATCAGAAGAGGTAAAGAAGGAACTTTCACCATATGAACGTGCAATGGTCTGTGATCCTGACTATGAGCTTTCACAAATCAACAACAAGAAGAAAAATCAGCATAAAGTTTATTACTAACAACATGGAAACAACACGCAAGTCGCTACGCGGATACATGAAAAAGGGTACAACTTACCATCAAACGTTTGATAGGAGCAGAAAGAAGAAGGCAGATTCATTTCACAACGGTTGGCTCTCCGGCCTCAAAAAGAGTTACATTCAAGGGAGGATGTCAAAGGCAGAGTATGAAGATAGGGTTGAGCAGTACAAGTTACTTAGTGGTTCATCGCACGCAAAGACATATCGAGTGGCCCAATGGTGGAGTAGAAAGGGCTAACATAAATTGAATATAAAGGTATTTGCGAAACAATACCGGTGAAGTAACCACACAGGTCATGTCATCAGGTCTTGTTGCATTCGTTTTCATTACCCTTATCACACTGGTAGGTATTTTTTGTTATGTGATTGTTCACTTGCAGAACCTCCATTCAAAGGAGAGGGATGATCTGACTAAGAAATTAATGGCCAAGAACCTTACTGAGTACCAGCAAGAGCGTGCTTATGCTGATTATTACGCAGTTAAGAAAGAGGAGGTTAAACATCAGCCAGTGCCACAGGAATCACAATACCTCACGCTATCAGAGCTTGAGAATGACCCAGTTGCCCTAGCTCAACTCAATGATCACGTTGAATCTATTACACGTTAATTATGAATAATATTTTTTCAGAAGATAGTGGTTTGTATTCTAAAGATGAAAAAGATGTCGTTAACTTTGTTGTAGCTGAGTTATTCCAGCCAGCAAAGAACTATCGCCAGAAAACTGATATGCGTTGGTACATCTACAACTCTTACTATGATGGCAACTCTTGGATTATGTACAGCAAGGCCAATGGTCGTATTGAGAACATTTACTTAGAAGAATGGCGTGCAAAGTTTAGCGTGCCTGATATCTTCGTAGCTCACCGCTCTATTAAAGCGCTCATCCTGAACAAGAATCCAATCTATGATGTTGTTCCTACCTACAATGACAGTGGCATAGATCTAGAGGATGGACCAGTAGACCCAGCAACAGGAAAGCGTATTGGTAAATTTAAGGAAGGTGAAAAGGTGTCAGCAGCAAAAAGAGCTGGTCAGTTACTCACATATTGGGAAAAGGCACTACTGCTACCAATGAAACGCGATTCAGTTTGTGACGATGCTTTGAAGATGGGCAATGGGTATTTGAAGATGGGTTTTGACCAGGATGCTGACAATGGTAAAGGTGATGTTTCTATTGCCCGATGTTCACCATTCTCTCTGTATATTGATCCAAATACTACTGACATGAGCACGTTCGAGAACTGCCGCTATATTATTTATGTGGTTCCGAGAGATGTGCAATATATTGAGTTGATGTACAACAAGAAAGTAGAGGCTGACAACAAAGTATCTTCTAGCTCATACGAGTCACTTTATAAACAACAAAAACTGAGTGTTACCGATAAGACAAACTCATCATCTAACTCTGTGCTTGTCTATGAGAGTTGGATCAATGAACCTTACCGAGACACCTTACCCAATGGAGAGCCTGTTGTTCGCTACCGTATGCGCTGTATTACTTGTACTCAGAGTGTACTACTTCGTGATGTTTATGACCCATTAGCAGGTAATGGTAAGGAATTTAATGAGTTTCCATTTGAAACATACCAAGTTAACTGCACACCTGGTGACATCTACGCAGACGGCATTATTAAGCAACAAAAAGACCTTATTGATCGTGCTAACCGTGGATTGAGTCAGGCAGCAGACAACGCAGCCCGCATGTCTAATCCTCGTATCATGGCTCCTCGTGGCTCAGTTAAGCCAGACGAGTTTAATGATATTCCTGGTAGTGTGACTGAATTTACAGTGGGTAATGGTGGTGAAAGACCAGAGATTATCCCAGGTGCTAATGTAGGAACTGATGTGATGAACCTGGCAGACCTTGCTCGTAAAATGGGACAAGATGCTGCTGGCATCCATGATGTATCACGTGGTGTGTTGCCTCCTGGTATATCGTCTGGACGTCAACTAGAGCTTGCACAATCAGCAGATACCATGGTTCTTGGTCCATACATTAGAGACCTAGAGAGCTTCTTGAAGCGTGTTGCAGTGAAGATGCTCAAGATTGCACGTAACAAATACCCAACTCAGAAAGAGATGGTTCTCAAAGGAACACGTGGCCAGCTTACCAACTTAAAGATTGCACCAGAAGACATAGATTTTTCTGATGTAGACGTACAAGTATCAAGCTTCTTAGCGAATACTAAGGCTGGAAGACAAGACGCTTTACTAGACCTCTCAAAGGCAGGAGCACTAGACCCTGAAACACTACTCGAATACTACGAATTCCCAGATATCGATGCCATTATCGACCGATTGCATGAGCATAAGGATTTACTGGCACAACAAGGTGGACAAGGACAACAACCTGGTAGCCCTCCACAAGCACCACAAGCACCACAACCACAAAGACCACTACCCTCTCGTTAGGTTGAATTGAATATAGACACGGTTAGAGCGATTCTCATAGTGAACTTACTAAAAACAGATGGATAACATGCCAAATGACTTCGGACAAGCGCCAGATCCCCAGATGCAAGCAATGATAGAACTTGTAAAAAAGTATCTCGCTGAAGGTCTTCCTAAAAATGAAGCAATGAAGCGTGCAATGCTTGAAGTAGAGGCAGCACAAGAAGGTGAAGGAGTTGCAGAAGAAGGTGGAGAGATGATGGCACCTGAAGTACCAGTGGATCCAGCAATGGCACCACCAGCACCAGGAGCGCCAGCAGGCATGGACCCTGTAGCAATGATGAAACAGATCGCATTAGCAAAGCGTGGCGCAGTAAAATAAATTGATGGGTTGTACTCATCCCTAGCTTATCGCTAGGCCAAGAACATTCACTTGTCGCTTACCCACCACATGCGAGAACATTTTGTCCTGCCTTGATCCTGTGGTGGGTAGCAAGGCAGAGCAAAGTGCTCTCAATGCACTTTATTTTAACTCTATCTCATTTTATGGAAATGCAAGATCAATCCCATACTGAGGCCTTGGCACAGGGCGGAAACGCTCAAGATCCCAACGCTGAATTTGGCAATAGTCAAGCGTCAGGACAGGGCACCTCACCTGCACAAGAACAGGGCCAGACAGGTTTCGACCCAAATGCGTTTAACAAACTTAAGTCTGATCACCAAGCAACACTTGGACGCTTACGAGCGCTTCAAGCAGAGCAAAGTAGATTTCTTGAGGAACGTAACACTTATGCGCAAAGAGAAACCGAACTAGCTGCGCGATTAGAAAGACTGGAGTCCAGCTTAAAGGGGAACCAGCAGCCTGGAAAAGTAGACTACGATTCAATGTCACGTGACGAACTCATTCAACATCTAACAGATGCTGGTGCGTCAGAGGGTGAAAAACGTGCATGGGCTCGATTTGAAAAGTACATGCAAGATCAAAAGCAAGCTGAAAGTCTTAAACAAAAAGAAGCTGAAGCGGCACAAGAAGAAGAACGATATCAGAAACGATGGGATGAAGTATTCTCAACCGATCCAGAGGTAGATGTGGAGGATCTCGAGAAATTTATGAAGGCAGAAAGAATTTTTGATCCGGTCTGGGCATACACCGTCAAACATAGAGACCTCCTGACAAAGCAGGCCGAAGTGAAAGCGGAGCAAAGAACGGTTCAAAAGATCTCAGCGAACAAACGAAACTTCACTGAGGGTCCAGGCAAAGCTGGTGTCACCCCACCAAGCAAGCCAAAGTTAACTGATAAGGCATCAAGACTTTCATACATTAAGGACCGTATGAGAGAAGGGCTCACAGAAATGAGCGATGAATAATTTTATTAACTCAATTACTATTAATTTATGGGAGCAAATTTAACTTCGGTTGGTGGCTTGCTTAAGCAAGTATACGCCAACGCAATCAAAGAACAGTTAGAAAACAACAACGTTCTTTGGAAAATCGTGCAAAAGGACTTCGACATGAAGAACTTGCAAGGTAAAAACATTATCGTTCCTGTTCATACAGGTCGTAATGCTGGTATTGGTGCTCGTGCTGAAGGTGGTACTCTTCCAACAGGTTACAACCAAACTCACGTACAAATCCCAGTTCCTTTGAAATTCTTATACGGACGTATTGATATGACTGGTCAAGCGATGCTCTTGGCTAAGAAAGACATCTCAGCATTCGTAGATGCAAAAGCAAACGAAATGGAAGGTATCGTTAATGACGTTACTCGTGATTTCAACCGCCAATTGCATAACGATGGTACAGGTGTAATCTGTCAAGCTAACGGTGCTGGATCAGGTGCAACCACTTTGATCTTGAACAACCAAAACGTTGGTTACAGCGTAGCTCAATACCTACAAGGTGCTTACATTGATATCAAAACTACCAGAACTGGTGGTACTACAGAAGTAAGTAATGTACAAGTTTCAGCTGTTACTGCAGACACAACTACTGCTGCAACTGTAACTCTTGCTACATCATCTACTTGGTCAGACGATTCATTCGTATTCATCTCTGGTAACCAAAACAACGAAATCGTTGGTTTGCGTGGTGCTATCGATGATGGTGGAATCTTGGCTACTTACATGGGTGTTGATCGTACAGCAGCTGGTAACCAATACTGGCAGTCTAACGACTTAAACAGCAGTGGTACTCCTCGTAACACTACAGAGGCAATCTTCGATGATGGTTTCTTGGCTTGTATTCGTAAGGGTGGAAAACCTGATCACGCTATTACAGCCTTCCAACCATTCAAGACTTTAGGTGCTGCATTGGTGCAACAGAAACGTTTCATCACTGATAGCGATGCTAAGTTGAAAGATCTTCCAGGTGGATACATGGGATACAGCGTAAACGGCATCAAAGTCGTTGCTGATATCGACTGTGCTCCTGGTACTATGTACTTACTTCGTGGAGAAGATTTTTGTATTTACCAACCAGGTGATGCAGACTTTATCGACTTCGGAAGTGGAACTCCATGGTTGCAAACTTCTAACCAAGATGCTGCTACAGCTGCTCTTCGTTGGTATGTTGCATTCTTCTGTTCTCGTCCAAACGTTCAAACTGTTATCCGCGACCTTCAATAGGCGTAACAAAACTCCAACAAGAGGCCCTGCTAACCACAGGGTCTTTTTGTTATTGGTATTGAATATAAAGCGGTTTTAGGCATGTTTACTGTGGAACATAATTCTTCCCACCATATGCAACACAGTGCCTACCGTCGAGGTGTCTTGTCAAAAGAAGCAGAAGCAATGGAGATAGCCTTACAAGAACTAGACCCATATCTGTATGTAGACGCAAAGCATCGTGAGCATGGTCAGTTAGAGGTATGGAGAAACCATCCAACCTGCCACTTGCCATTACCTGTACTTGATATTCCTCCACATACTCCGGTAAGTGAGGTTATTTTTAAGCTAAAAACAATGGATAATCAGGGGATAGATATTGGCCGTGAGAATGCGATCTATTCAGATCAAAAGGCGCGTGAAAGAAAGAAAGATAAGCGTCGAGAGGCTGAGGCTTTTGCGTTCGAGCTTGGTACTTACATTCAAAAAAACTTATAATAAATTTATGCCAAATTTTTGCATCAAAGAAAGCATGATTCACATGCCAGTATGGGTAGAGAATCCAACAAGCAAGCCACTTACTTGGAGATACGATAATGAGTACACAACATTTGATCCTGGAATGTTCCGTGATCTCAATACTAATGAGATGTGGCCAGTGCCATTTGAAATTGCAGTACACTTCCAGAAGTCATTACCAGAATTAATTATTCATACGGTTAAGCCAGCAGAGAAGAAAGAGGATGAAATCAACGTAGAAGATCTAAAAGGAAAGCCATTAGAAGACATGGATATAAAAGAGCTTCGTGCACTTGGTCATTCTATGGGCCTTACTTTCAATCGCAATCTCACAAAGGCAAACATCATTAAAAAGCTTACACCAGTAGAGCAGCCAAGTGATGAACAACAACCAACAGAATAATTGAATTGAATATAGAGGTGGGCCGTTGAACAATTCTTGTAGCACAAAACAAATCATATGGATCTTGCTGTTATGAGAGAACGGCTCACAGACTACCTCAATGATGACTCGACTCAACGTTGGAGTGAAGAGACTCGTGACGCCTACATAAACATTGCGTACAAACGCTTCTGTAATACTGATAATTGGCCTTTTCGTGAGGCACTCAGCACTTCTATTACTACGGTAGCTGGCACTCAGTCTTACACTTTGCCACAAACAATTAACATGCCATTAGGCGTGTGGGTTACTAGTATTAAAGAACCAAATAAGCTCGTCCCAGTTACAAGAAAAGAGCGAGACACCTTTACCTTTAGCGGTAATGGGCGTCCTTTATTTTACTTTCTTTTTGGACCTGACTCATTACAGCTCTATCCAACACCAGATAATGCCTATCCACTGCTTATTGAATACCAAGCAAGAATAGCTGACCTGGTGCTTACAACAGACGAACCTATTTTCGACTCTGATTTTCATTATCTGATCCCTTTATTAGCAGCTTCCATTCTTAAGAGAACAAGTGGTGGTAGTGATGACAAAGAAGCAGATGGTCTTTATCAGGAGTATTTAGCTGGTCTTGAAGATGCAAAATTCAGAATGCTTCCTCGTGAGTTAGATAGACCGAAGGGTGTTGCCAGTCTCTACGATTTTGGCGGTTACAGTCCACGAATACAATCAAACTTTTAATAAAATATTATGGCTCAAGTTACTACATCAGGTAATCCGTTTGCTACTCGTCTTCTTGGAGATGGTACTGGCGTTACCTTCACAACAGCAGACCTAGGAGGAACAGCAAACAATTACGAGCTGCGTGTTGTGGGTTCAGCATATTTCAATGTTCCTAGTGGTCTCACAATTACATTACAAAGAACATTTCAGAATCCAGGTGATCCAAATGCTGTTTGGACTACCATTACTACTGGCTTAACCAACACTGATTACTACTATAACGGACCACTTGTATCTGGTCTTCGCTTCTTACGTACAGCTGGTACAGGAACAGTAGTTGGAACAACATCAGAAAGACCTGGAATATCAGGAGGATCAACAACCAGTCCTTCAGTTGTTGTCGGTAATGTAGCAAGTGGAGCAACTGACTCAGGCGCTCCAGTAAAAGTTGGTGGTGTCTACAATACATCAGCTCCTACGCTTACCAATGGACAACGTGGAGACATGCAATTGGACGTCAACGCGAACCTCAAGACACGCGAACAGTACCAACCAGGCTACGAAGATAATACGAACGCAAACGCAGCTATTATCGAGAAATTGTTAGCTGGTGTTTCTACGTATTCTCCAACGTTATTCACCAACTTTGGTGCTAATGCAACGCTGAACGTCAAAGCAACTGCGGGTAATGTCTATGCTATTCACTGCCAGAATACCAACGCAGCAATTCGTTATATCCAGATCCATAACACAGCTACTACTCCAGGTGGTGGCGCTGTTCCATTACTTTCATTTGCTATCCCTGCTTCTAGTTCAGTAACTATAACCCACGATCTATTAGTAGCTGGTGGTGTGTACTTCTCTACAGGTATTGCATTTGCATTCTCTACAACATTAGCAACGTACACAGCAGGAACAGCAGGTGAACAAAGCACAACCATCCTCTTTAAATAGAGGGTGTTTTTCATACATTAACTTATCAATATGCCAAAATGTTTTATCAATTCAGAGCTTGAGCTAGCTAATGGAACCTCACAATACAAGGTGACATTTGAAGCTGACGATGGCTACCAAGAGCAACAAGTATATCAATGCACAGAAGCAGAGCTGAAAGAAGCTTTGACTCACTTTAATGATAGCCACCTAGCAACCAAGGCTGCAGAAAAAGAAGTGAGCACAGTAGTTGCTCCAGAAGTGATTACCGTGAAGCCATCTAAGGAAGCTGTTGCCAACCTCAAAAAGATCGAAGTTGCAGAAGAGATTAACTAACGAATCGTATGCCAAGGACAGCAACAACAGGAAGAGTAAGTAGAGCACCAATAGGATTTAACTCATTACTTTGTAATGGTAATTCACCTACGTCAGCTGTCTCTGGTGGTAACTTAGGGATCAGTGGTAGTAGTGCGTTTTCTTTTGCTGCGTGGGGCTATTTAAGCTCAGTCACTGGCACACAAACGCTAGTAGCGCTAGGTGATGCAGCTGGTAGTAATACTGGTGTCATTATTCAGTCATTTTCTAATGCTTGGCAGGTACTCATTCAAGGTACAGGAGTGGTACCAGCATCAGTATCTATTCAACAAAACCAATTCTATGAAGTTGTTGTTACGTATGCTGGTGGATCAGCTCCAGTCAACATCTTTGTTAATGGGTTAGCTATTAATGGAAGTGGTGCAGTCACCATGAATCTCACCAATACGACAGTAAAGATGGGTAGAAACTATAGTAGTGCCAACCCACTCTTTGGAGCATTATCTGATGTCCGCGTTTGGAATGTTGCTTTAACTGCAAACCAAATTGCTACCATGTATGCGACACGGGTAGTTCCAACAACAGGCCTTGTCAGAAGATACAAGCTGAATGAGGGAACAGGTTCATCTATCGCTGACAGCTCAGTCACTAATGATACTGGTACGGTTACTAATGCACTCTGGTCTAAGAATAATGTGCCGTATGGTCTCAGTATTCCACCAGTTGCCACACCAAATCAGATATCATCTTGTCTCTTTTACTTTGAGGCTGATCAGGGTGTCACGCTTGATGGTTCTAACAAAGTGTCTCAATGGAATGACTTGTCTGGTAATGGGTCACACCTTACCCAGTCAACAGCTGGTCTACGTCCAGGCTATACACTCTCAAGCATCAATGGGCTTCCAAGTGTTAACTTAGTAGCTGGTAGTGGCAATGTCATGAACGCTACTACGACCCTCTTTGCTGCCCAACCACATACGCTTGTTGTTGTTGCTAAGTCTTCGAGCACACAACCACTAGCACACAGTGGCATTGTAGCCCTTGGCTCAGGAGGAGCAGGAGGAAATACCACATCAATAGGAACAGATAATGCAAGAAAGATTTGGTTTGGCGGTGCAGGTGATGGCACACCAGCTTATTTTGTTCCTGTTACTGGAACAACATACCTCCTGATAAAAACCTGTGATGGAAGAACGACATCAGGGTTTATTAACAATGTGAGTCAAGGATCAGTGAAGCAGTTAGTAGCATTTATCCCATCACCGCTTACAGCAGCTCTTTTTGGACAGTATTCAACAGGTACAGACTCAGGTAACTGGAATGTTGTTTCAGTTGCCGCATTCTTAAAAGAGTTAACACCAGCAGAAATGAATGCATTGAGTAGCTACTACAATACCAAGTATGCATTGGGCCTTTCAATTGGTTCACGTACAGCAACTAGTGGACGAACGCTCATAACCTAAAAAGATTATGGCAAGAGTAGCTACTACAGGAAGAGTGAAAATGAGAACCATTGCTAGTGTTGCAAAGTTTGATGGCACTTCAAGCCAGATTGACCTAGGTACTGGTGGAGCAATTGCAGCAGCAACAGCTACATTTTCTTGTACATGCTATTTAAAAAGAGATAAGGCTACCGGTCTTACTGCAATGGTAGGAGATAACAATAATGCTGCACAAAACCACTGGAATTTCCAGATACAAGGACCTAACAGAAAACTACTTTCAACTATAATTACTACATCAGGTGCAAAAGCATTGATTGGTGTAAGAAATATCCCACAAGGTTTTTGGACACATGCGGCGCTGACATACGATGGAGCACTTATTACCTTTTATGTGAATGGTGTTTTTGATACTAGCACGACACATACAGGAACAGTTTTAGCTTCTACTGCCGGCGTTTTAATTGGTACTGGATCTGCGCCAGTAGGTGGGGCTTACCGTTTTTTTGGAGGCAGCATAGCAGAAGTAAAGTATTGGGATAGAGCTTTATCTGCAACCGAAATAGCAGATCTCTACTTTGATAATAGGAATGATACCTCTATTCGTACCAACCTCAAAGGAGAATGGTTGCTTAATAGTAATGTGAATGATTCTTCAGGCTTTGGAAATAACGGAACTGCAACCGCTATTACTTATGACACGCTTGATGTTCCACTTAAAGAAAGAACTGCTTCTACTGGAAGAACAGGAGTAGTTAACCGTACATTAATCACTTAAATATGGCAACAGACCCATACCTTCTTTACCGGGTTCAGAACGTTAACAAAGGGCTAAATACCTACAAAGATATAACACTTCTTGATGATGAAGAAGTGGCAGGAGTCCAGAACATGGACTTTGACTTCCCAGGTAAGGCTACGCAAAGAGCTGGTTATGAGCGCGTTGGTAATGAAATCAGCGCTTCATTCAAACCATTAGGATTTGGACGCCTCAAGATTCAGTCGAATGGCAACGATTATTTAGTCGTTAAAGTAAATACTACGTTCTACTACCTAGAGGATTCTTCAACATCTACCTGGACAGCTATTGCAGGTGCTTATAACGCGTCTGAGAGCACGTTTGATGTCTACAATGACAAACTCTATGTCTATAACCCAGTAGATGATCTTTTGGAATGGACTGGTACTGGAGCATTTACTGCGTATGCAGCTGCACCAAAAGGTAAATTCGGTAAAGTGTACCAGAACAGAGGTTATGTCGCTGGCGTCACTGGTAACTTATCTCGTCTTTACTATTCAGTCATTGGTGACGTGAAGGATTTTGCAGGTGGTGGCTCTGGTTTCATCGATATCAATAAGAATGATGGTTATGCTATTACCGGTATTGGTGAATCTGAAGGAACGTTGCTTGTGCATAAAGGTGAAGGTGGAGTATATGCTGTTAGTTTTGATTCATCTTCTGTTCCTTATGTAACAAAGGCAGCAGCATACGAAGGATGTATCAGACATCAAACAATTAGCAAGTTTGAGAATCAGAGTATTTACCTATCGACTGACTCAGTTCGCTCTATTGGGCAAGATGCCTATTACCCAGTGTCACAAAGAGATGGGGAAGTATCACTCAATATTCGTCCTAATATTCTCAATTTAAAAAGTACGTTTGGTTCATTAGCATATGGCTACTATACGGACAATAAGTACTATCTAGCGGTACCAGTAAACCAGAGTGTCTATAACGACATTGTGTATACCTACGCCTATGGAGCTTGGTCGATGTATCAGGGTGTCTATGCGTACGGGTTTATAAAATGGAATGGATACCTTCACTTTTTTGATTCCAGAAAAGCACAGCTGTACCGCTTTAACCCAGATGTAAAAACAGATGATGGTGCAGCTATTAACTCGTATATACAGACAAAAGCATTCCACCTTAGTGATGAGGCGAATAGGAAGCAGCTCCTTGGTATTAATGTACGACAGCGTGCTGACCAAGGGACATCAGTCCTTATCAACTATGCACCAGACTTAGGAGACTTTGCTGATGGTATGTCAGCTAGCCCAAATACAGACGCAATTGAAGGCGGAGAACCAGCACCTGGTTTCGGCTCACTCTTTGGTGGTTTTGGTATGTATACATTGCCATTTGCTGGATCAGGCGCAATAGCAGACAGCACTATCTTTATGAACTATCGATACTCTTTTAGAAACCATGTGACGTACGCACAAATACAATTCCAACATACCAGCATTAACTACACATGGGGATTAATTAGCTTTGATTTAGTTTATAGCAGCGGTCCATACCACGATTGGGTCGATATCAACACGACAAAGGTCTACCAGTAGCGAATTGAATATAAAGGTCTAGATTTTACACTTCACTTTGAAACAACATACATATGGCAGTTACTACTTATAGAGCAGCGAATTTTCAAACCGGTCTAACTCTGAATATGCCTGGCGGTACAGGCACAGGAACTTCAACCTGGACACTGAACCAAAGTACTGCAAATTTACCATCAGGAACATTTCGCTTCATTGTCTATACAGATGAGGCTACATTTGCAACTACAAAAGAAATTTGTGAGGGTACAGTAACAGGAGGTTTTACTGTTAGTGTTACAGCTAGAAATGCAGAAGGAGACACAACAGCAATTGACCATCCGAATGGTTCTATCTTCGCGATTGTGAATACAGCTGGTATGGAGAATGCTCAGAACGAGGCTATTGCTGACTTGTACCTTACAGGTGGAACAGCAGTAGTTACAGCTGGTGAAGCATATGCAGCTACTACCGCAGTTACGAATAACAACGTAGCGCAGGCATACAGTTTACCAACACTTTTACAACAAGATTCATCTACTGGTAAGTGGCTCAAGATGGCAGGCACACTAGCACTTGGTGCACGTGTCCGTATTGCTATGGCATATGAGGCATCAGCTGGTGATGGATCAAGTGTGCGCATCTATCTACCTGGTAGCCTTATTACGTTATCTTCTGCTCAAACAGCTGAGGTCGGAAGAATTGCATCTAACTCGCTCACGTCAGGTGCCGTAGAGTCTACTGTTTTGCCACCTTATTACTCATATATCGGATGGTGGCCTTCTGCAACCACATTTAAATTTGAAGGTCTCATATTTAACAATGTAAACCCAAAGCAAATTCAGACGCCAGTAACATCAGGAGAGGCATTTTCTATCCGGGATGCACTGTATATCAAGGCTTCAGATGGTCGCGCTTACAAAGCAGATGCCGCAACATCACAAGAGTCTGGTACGTGCTATACACCTCTCTTTGCTGCACAAGCAGCAACTGGAGCAGCACAGACTGTTCTAGCATTTACACCAGGTGCTTATATCACTGGATTCGCTGGTCTCACTCCTGGGGTTCCTTACTATCCAGGTACAGCTGGTGCAATCTCAACAACACGAGGCAAGTTTAGTAGAGTGCTTGGTTATGCAGTATCAGCAACTGAGTTTTTGTTTGTTCCTGGTAAAGATAGTGATGATATTATCCTGAGAGGTATAGTTGCTGGAGAAAACTGGACGGTTGGAGAGGCACTTTATCAGAAGAAATCAGATGGTCGTTACTATCGAGCTGACGCCGATGTTGCTGAATCAGGTATATGTGAGAATCCAGCATTCGCATTTGCAACACATACTGGTGGAGCAGGATCAGAACAACTTGTTTACTTACCAGGTAGCAACTTCTTTAGTGTTGTAAGTGGTTCAGCAGGTGATCGCGCTTATCCTTCAGCAACTACAGGTGCAATAGCGCTCAATACACCACCTAGTTACGATACATTCTATCGAGTACTTGGCCTTTTCTTCCGTGGCAACTCATTTTTATTTACTCCTCAAGAGATGCAGTTCCTTCCTACTGGCATTCAGGAGAAGGGGTATTGTGGAGCTGAAAGCGTTTCATCACCGATAACAATAGGAGTTGGTGTTAACTTCAAAAAAATCATGGTGAATACTCCTTCATCAATAACTTTCACTGTTACAAGCACATCAGGTGTATCCACCGGCCCATCAGCAGTGAATATAAACCGTTTTGGGTTTGGTTTTGTTATTCAAAGGGCTTCAGGTGGTGCGTATTACTGGTATGGAACATACCAAACAGTCGGTAACTAAAATAAATACTATGAAAATTACACTATTACCAGAACAAGAAAATTTTCTCTTTGAATTCGATGGCGTAGAGCAAGAAGTACGCTTCAGTGATGTGCTTGGTTCTGATGCTTGGAAAGAAAGTAAAATGGTCCAGGTAATCCATAAGGCAGTGAATGAGCACGGACAACATGCAATAACCACACTCAATCGTAATGTCTTTTTAGAAACCATGAAGGAAGGTGATGAAGAATACCAGCGTTCAAGAGGCGCTTGGGATCTCAGTACCACCATCCACAAACTCTATGCTCTCCTCGATGGAAAAGCTTTAGAAGAAGCTGAGTTAGAGATTGAACACATTTCAGCTCAACATACTGCAATGGCTAAGGCTAATAGAGATTTCAATAATGAGCAGGTAGAAAAGATTGTATCCCTTGAACAGGCACTAGCAGAAGCCAAAACAGAAGCAGAGGTAGAGAAAATCAATAAGAAGATTGAGAAGCTCAAAGCTAACAGAAAGCTCTACAGCATTCCAAAAGAACTCAAGAAGATGTACTTCGCTGCACGTGATGAATCTAAACCTGAAATAACATTCGCTAATGTCACGCCTGAGGCTGTTAAACAAGCTTATGGTGATGACCTAACTATTGCTTAACCTAATTTATATGATGAAACGACCAAGCCCACTCCGTAATGTGATGGCAAAAGGAACCAGTGTTACTCCCAATAAATATGATTCAAAAGAGTTTAGAGGAACTCTTATTGAAGGACGTAACGGCAACTGGCATACACCAGAAGGCGATGCCTTTGTTGATGGAACATTAGACCCAAAGACAGGAAAGAAAATGCAGTCAACAGTTATAAAGATGAGTCCACAAACTCGCGGCTTCACCAAAGCAGCTGATATGTACAGCAGATTCTTACCAAGAAAAAAGTAACTTAGCGATTCACCATGGCAAGACCATACAAGACACGACAACCTCAGCCCCTAGCAAATCTTACTGATCCTAGTACTGGTCTTCCACGTGACCCAAACTTTGTTCAGACGTGGGACAATAATCAACAAGAACAAGGATATAAAGATCCAATTGACTACAGTAAGGATTCTTACAACGAGCCAGCACCTCAGCAACAACAGAGCATTACGAGCGGGTATAACTTACCAGCTCCAGATCCTGCACGTCCTGAGGCTTCACCAGCTCGAAGAACATATCAGTCATTTAATGATTATCGTGATCAGTTCTCTGATCTAGCACCATCTACTAGCGACTTTGATCCTAATCCTTACAAGACTGCATACGATTCTCAGGTAGCAGCAGCTAACCAAGGAAGAGATGTAGGACTTAATCAGGCTTCACTTGATAGACAGGCAGCATTAGATGTAGCTCAGAAGTCTGCTGATAAACAAGTCAAACAAATTCAAGATAGTTATGATCCTAACTTACAAGTACTCAAGCAGTCACTCAGTGACCGTGGTATTTTAGATAGCTCTGCAGCTGGAGAGAAGTTAATTAAACTTCTTTCTGACAACCAGAACCAAGTTAAAGAGGTGAATGATAACCTTACTGCGCGACAAAAAGAGATTGAGTCAACATACGGACAACGCACAGCAGCAGTACAACAACAAACAGCGCAGGCTTTAGCTGATCAACAAACATTACTTGCACAGCGACTTGATGCTTTATCTAAAGATAGAAGAATAGCTGAAGAAAACAAGAAACAATTTGAGTATCAGATTTATCAAGATTATCAAAAAGAAGTTCAAAGCATAAATGAACAAGACAGACAGGCACGTTTAGATGAATACAAGATGAAGCAAGACGCGCTTGATTATGAGCTACAAACAGCTAATGCAACTGGAATGTTCCAGGGTGCTCCTACCTTGCAAGCTAAACAAATGGATTTTGAGAATCAATTAGCTCAAGCAAAGTTTGATGCAGATCAAATAGCAGCTTCAAAGAAAGGCGGTGGAGGAGGAAGTGGAGGAGCTGGATTAGGATCTGATACAGATGCTATGCAATCTGGTATTGCTCAGATCATGTCACTTATTGATCTCGGCTACTCACCTGAAGATGCCTATGCACGTGTTGAAAGAAACTACAATGCAGCAGGCAAGAGAGCACTGAATGACGCATTTATTCAGGCGACTACTGTCCCTGTAGATAACAGACCACCAGCACAAAAGTTCCTAGAAGACATGTTAATTGGTGGCCTAATGCCAGGGCTTAAGAAAATGCCTAAACCATTAATTCAACTAGATCCATCCAAGAGAAAAACCCCACAAGCAAAAACGAGTGATGAGGATGGGCTTGATGCACTTATTAAAGCTTCAGCTCAAAAGTACGTCTAACAATACCTACTGATGGCATCAATATTTGAAATACTTTTCGGTAAAAAAGACAAGGCTACTGCAAATCCATATATTCAGCCATCATTTAAAAGTGCAACTCCTGAACAAATACTTTCTCCTAGTGCGTTAAAGAAGTACCAACAAGGAACAAATACTTCAACAAAAGGAACACCAGAGCAGTTACGTAGAGAAAGAGATGCGTCATTTGCACGTGATGAAACAGCATTCATTAAGAATGTGAAACCACTTATTAAGGAAGGTGCAGACACTGCCTACGGATTCTTTCAAGCACAAGAGGAATTAGCTAAGCCAGTTAAAAGAAATCAAGGTGAATCAAACCTCGACTATGCTGCTCGTTCAACTGGTACTAAGTTTGCACCTGGTATCTTTAGTCAGGGATATAAAGCGGCAGAATTTGCTGTCCCAGCACTCAGAGCAGGCACTGTCACTCCAACCATTATAGGGAAAGCAACAAACGCGCTATTACCAGAATCAGTATCTAGTAAAGTAACACCACTCTTTCAGGCGTACTCAGTGCTCAGATCTCCAAACAAGTGGGCAGCACTCGGAAACATTGGTATCGACTATGGAACTGACTTCACTTCTAAGCTTTTTACTGGAAAGACGCTCAACGAAAATATCGATCAGAGCACACTACCTGATTGGGGTAAAGGGTTTGCAAAGACAGGATACAATATAGTATCAGGTTTAGCTGGAGCAAAAGCTGGTACGAAAGTAGGCAAGTATGTTAGCGACGTAACCAAGGCTGGCAAGGCTGCTTTACCAAGTATCGCCGAAGGACGTCGTGTTTACAATGAAACAGGTTCTTTCGACAAAGCACTTGATGCTATTACATACAAAAACTTAGAGCTTGAGAAGGGTCTCAAGAATGCTATTACTGGCGAAGCAGAAGTAAAGGGGTATACGAATATTCCTAAACCAATAGATCCATCTACAGTACCAGTGCCACCAAAAGTGGTAGATCAGAAGTTCCGTGGAGATAAACTAAACCTAGAACCAGAGCAGTTGAAACAAATTGAAGATAGGCTTAGTGGACTTGGACTCACAACAAGAACTGTTCGTTCATTTGATGAAATGAAGGCAATGGCTGACGAGCTCGGTACAGACTCAAGAGCGTTACTCTCTGGAAACGGCAAACTAACAGACGCTAAAGTTATTGCATTAAAGAACCTGATTAATCAGAACGCAGATTTTATTGCAAAGAACAGTGGGTTGAAATTTAAGACTGAACAAGAGAACGCTATCCATCAACAAAAGCTACGAGCAGCCGACGCTCAAACAAACGAGGCGCTGTCTCAACTTATCGGTGGGGGTACAGAGCTTGGGCGTGGTATTGCTGCGTTTAGAGTGCTGGCTAATAAAAATATGGAGCCATCATTCTGGTACAAGAAAGGACAACAAACACGAGGAAACGCACTCACACCAGAACAAAAAGCTAACATTGATGGACTTATCAAAGACAATGACCGAGTTGGTCTGTCTATGTATGTAGCGTCTTTACGCGATCCATCATTATCAGAAAAGTTTAGCACACTTTGGAAGGCGGGACTCCTTACTAACGTAACTACACATGTAGCCAACGTAGCTGGTAATGCAAGTATGGCTGGTCTTCGTGGATTATCTAACCTAGTAGGTACTGGTCTCGACAAAATAATATCACTTGGCACAGGGAAGAGAACCATGACAGTATCGCCAGGCGCAGCAGTTAAAGGCTTAGGTACTGGCGCTAAGAAAGGTTGGGCTGTATTAAAAACAGGAGTAAATCCAGATGACTTTGAAGGTAAGCTAGATATTAGAGGAAACATCAACTTTGGTGACAGTATTCTAGGCAAAGTAGCCAATGGCTATACAAGAGCTGTGTTTGGTTCGCTCCAAGCAGAAGATGCATTGTTCCGTGGCATGCATGAAAGTGCGTCACTTGCTAACCAGGCTAAGCTTATTGCTATTAATGAGGGTCTCAAGGGACAAGCACGACAGTCACGCATTGCAGAGCTTATGGAAAATCCAACAGATGCAATGAAACAAACAGCATTACAAGAAGCAAAGATTGCTACGTTTAATAACGACAATATTGTAGCTAGTAAAGTTGGGCAGTTAAAGGCAGGTAGAAACAAAGATGATTCTTTTGGAAGCAAGGCGCTTTCTACAGTCGTTGATGTGACTATGCCATTCGTAAAGACACCAACAAACGTAGTTGCTCGTATTGCAGAGTACACTCCACTGGGACTTCTCAAACTAGCAGCTGGCCAAATCAACAAAAACACACGTGGCCAGAAACGTTTAGTAGAAGACCTTAGTAAGGTGGTTACTGGTGGTGCAGTATTAGCACTTGGATCAGCTCTTGCTGACCAGGGTCTGTTGACTGGTTCTATGCCAGCAACTCCAGCAGAGCGTGCGCAGTGGGAAGCTGAAGGGAAACAGCCAAACTCAGTTTACATTAATGGCAGGTGGTATCAGATCAATAAACTAGCACCAATTGGTTTTCTTTTTGCTTTAGCAGCTGATAACGCTACTAGTGGTAGTATTGCAGAAACTGGACTTAAGGGAATCAAGAATCTCACAGACCAAACATTTCTTACAGGACTCAGTGGAGGTATCAAAGCAGTGACTGATCCAGAGCAGAATGCAGCAAACTATGCCAAACAAACTATCTCTTCAGTGATTCCATCAGGACTCGGTGCAATTGCACGTGTCATTGATCCTACTGTTCGCACCACTGGTGGGATTGGTGAAGCAATACAGGCAAAGATTCCAGGTTTCTCATCAAGCCTTGCTCCACGCCTAGATGTATTTGGACAAGAGGTAAAGAACGAAGGTGGCGTACTTGGACTATTAGATCCAACGAGAAGCAAAGCTGACAAGTCTAATGACCCTGTATTGCGTGAATTTGCCAAGCTTGGTGTAAACGTTGGCCTGCCTAGTAATCGCATGTTTAATACGACATTAGATACATATGAATTCGCAGAGTTTCAAAAAGTAAATGGTCGCGTTCTCAAGGACGTGTTAGATACTTTAGTGGTATCTCCACTCTTCCAAAATGCGAGCACAGCAAAGAAACAAGAGTTGCTTGAAAAGACTGTGACTAAGGTTCGTGCACAAACAAAGGCTGCTGTATTCCCTAGAATTTTACAGAAACGGCTTGGTTTGCCTGAGGTTCAAAATCCCGAGTTACTAAATGAGATTGCTAACAAGCTCTACAAGAACGAAGCATTCAATGCTATGAGCAAAGAAAAGCAACGACAATTTGTTCTCGATATAGTGCAGCAACTTTAACTCTATCTCTATGTCTGAAAAAAACTCCATAGAGACAAAGATCGGAATACAGGAACATGATATTGCAAGCATTAAAGATACTGTTGGCAAGATAGATATGAAGGTTGATGGTTTACAACTATTTCTCAATAAACTTTATGAAGTTTTTGTGACGCACAAGGAACTTTCTGAATACAAAATTGTGGTTGAAAAAGAGATAAAAGATATGCGTGAGCAGATCAAAGAACTCCAAAGGGACAACCGTAAGTTAGTTGTTCGATCAGCATTTATATCTGGTATTGGGTTCGTTGCAGTCATGTTCAAAGACATTATTGTAGAAACTATTCTTAATACCCTTAAAGGAAAACTATGACACATTTTATTTGGCCACTCCCAACTCACATTCTGACACAAGAGTTCGGAGCAAACCCACAAGTTTACAAAGCATTTGGACTAGCTGGTCACAATGGCATCGACTTTAGAGCAAAGGTCGGTACCCCAGTAACAGCAGTAGCAGATGGCAAGATTCAAGGAACATACAGTGACCCAGGTGGCTATGGCATGTATGTACGCATGGTAACCAATGATGGTTATGAACTAACATACGGTCACTTTTCTAAGTTTGATCCGAAGCTTTATGCAGGTTTACAAGTTAAGGCTGGTGATCTGTTAGGACTTTCAGGTAATACAGGATTTTCTACTGGCCCACACTTGCACTTTGGTGTTAGGCAACTAGATAAGAAAGGGAATGTTCTTAATTACAGTAACGGCTACAAAGGTGCAATTAATCCTTTACCATTTTTTATGGAACCAATCACGCCCCCACAACAAACATTTACGCCAGAACAAATTGATGCTTTGAAGTGGCATACAGCTAAAAAGTTTAGTAGCATAACTGAGCCTTCAGTCCTCCGTGAGCCAATCCTACGCATTGACTTCATTACCTCAATGTACAGATACCACATAGATTTGAAAGCTCAACTAGCTAAACAAAATATAACCATTGAATAATATGTCACTCATGTTGCCCCCACGTGTCGAGTCAGCGTTTGCTCCAAGAAAGCCAATTGTGAATGAGCCATTAGCTCCACGCTCAGAGACACTTACAATTGGTCAGGTAGATGAATATCAGGATGCTATTAGCAAGGTTCGTACCATGATCACTATGGCTATTGGGACGCTCAAAGAGCTGAGTGCGCAGGCAAAGGAGAAATATAATGCTCCTGGCATGCGCTACCTCATTGGTGAGATTCTTTCATGTCTTGGCAGTGCTAAAAAAGCAACGAGTATTAAACCCGCACAATTTAACTTTATTGAATTATGATTGATCCAGTTTCTCTTCTCCCACCAGACCTATTAGCATTGTGCCTTTCCATGATCAGCATGCGAGTGATCAACACAGCTAAGGCATACCACACTTCACCTGAAAGGATTTATGCACTCGTATCTTTCCTTGGTGGTTTCCTCTACGTCATTCTTACCACCTCTTGGGCTGGTAGTATTTGGGAGATGGGAATAACGCTGTTTTCAAAAATTGGAACTGTTATGTTAGCGACGTCTGGCATATGGCATTGGACCAAGAAATTGCAAGTAGCGCAAGACCAGAAGGCTGCTGATATTAGTTCCAGCTCAGATACTTTGTTATAGTTGTCTTGCCGAATATTTTTGTACTTTATTCAGGCATTCCATAGTAGGAACTTATTAGTAATCCACACAAAAAAGCTCCTCATCTAGTAATAGATAGGGGCTCTTTGTGCATCTAAGAAGCTAAGCTCTTGATGTAAGGTACCATTCAAGGAACATGAGCGCATCGGCTTCATCGTCAGTTTCTGCATACGTACCATACCGCATCATCACCATTTGCTTACGAAGCATTCTTCTTTCATATGCACTCTTAAAATTGTTTTTCTGTGTTGGACCAACAACTACTTTCCTTACATGATTATCTAATACCTCTAGCACAGTTGTATTCCCATGCTCCTCTGCTAACTGTTCAATAACCCCAATCATTTTCCAGTGACGCCTCATAACCTTAAATGCAAATGTAGGTTGAGGAACAATGATAACTAACTCGTCATGCTTGGTGTCTGGTGCTAAAACATACATCCTCTCTCTAATATGTTCTTTCAATGTGGTAAGGTAGGTATTCACTGGTAACTCAAAATGACCAACACTTGCTTTCTTTACCATCTTGTCTCTATTCCAAACAACGTCTGTATGTATATTGAATGTCCCTTGTGCTATGCCAACCTGTGTTCCTAAATCAATTGCTAGTATTCCAACATTTACTTCTTTTAATTTCATGTGGTGGGGGTAATTGAAAGCTGCACTGTCGCTCAGTACTCTACCCAACTTCCCGTTGTTTTTCCAATCCTTTTCAGTAAAAAAAAAGAATCAAAAATTAACTAAATCTTCTCTATCCCAAACGGCAGTTAGGAAATGAAGGCACAGTCTTTCTACCTAGTATGAGTAGGTTTTTTAAAATCTTAGAGGCTTCGCTTTGTTTTTGGCTTCTCTATCCCCTACGTATAGTTGAGGTTTTTAGAAGTACGTCTTGCCAAGGTATCTTCTCTTTCCCTTGACACTACCTGTAATCATCAGGTTACTACTAATGCTCAGGTTGCTAAATGGCTGAGAAGTACAGGAACGGATGATCTTGTTATTCCTGTTACCGTGAGCATTCTTTTAAAGTCCGTGTAGTTTTATCAGTGAACCCGGACTACGTGGCTAACCACGATTAAGCGTAAATACTGGAGGCTTTGCGCCCTTTTTTTGGGTATACCAGCTTATCTTTATTGACCGACCCCTAAGATGTAAATGAACAGACAACGGTGGGGATATCGGAAAGATTCCCTTTCCACCATATTTCACTTTCAACATTAATCCTGATTGGCCAAACGAAACAACCTCCTAAACCACAACATCAGTCTATTATGCTTGCCTGTTTGTAGATTTGACGGTTCGTATGTTGAGGTAGTTTGATTCTGTTTTTCCTGACGTTTTTTTTGGTAATACTGCTTGCAGTATATTTTATTGTACTCACGATTCTTGATGCGCCAGAGTCTAGATCGCTCTTTGATCTGTTCTCTATGTTTTAAATAGTACTCTCTGTGGTATTGCTTTGGTTTCATGAACTTTGGGGGTTAGGTGTGTCTTCCTTCGACAGCTCTTTCGACAGCTCTTTAATGAGGCCATCATTTAATACTGCTATGAGGGAAGTATCCATTTGAGTAGAACACACTTTATCTACCTTCTCTGTCAGCGCTGATTCGCTTCTCGCTAATCCATTCACAACACTACTGATATATTGGAAACGTTTCTCTATATTGATATTATATGAGCTTAATTGGTTCACTGTAGATAAGATGTGATCAAACTTGTACTCCAGTGTACTGTCTCTCCTCCGTTCTTTTTCTAGAGTTTCTACTCGCTCCTTTAACTCGCGCCATGATTGGTAAAACGAGTAGATTATTGCGAAAAGAATGCATCCCAAACAAACAAATGCTGCGATGGTCTGTACTAAGACTATAGGATCAACTGATCCTGCACTTTGTATGGCTTGTGTTGTTGTGTCCATGAATGGTAATTATCACTCATCTTGTATCATAAACAAGATACGATGTTTAGTGGCTACCCACCTTTATTCACTTGCCATATTTTCTCAAGCGTGTTATCTTCTCAGAGTCATTAACTATACACCATGACAAACTACAATAATTCTAATCAGCTTTACTTTCCTAGGGAACCGGGGACAACCAAAGAGGTTTATTTTGTTGACTGCAATCTTTACACTGAAGAGAATAAAATTTCCCAAAAAGGTAGGGCTTACACACATTTTACTTACAAGGTTCAGCTGCTTGGTTCTGATCAGCTTTATGATCTTTCAGTTTTTGGAAACCTTCATGAAAAAATCCAGATAACTAGACCAGGGCCACAAGACAAGTGCACACTTTTTAAATTACAAACAGCAAGAGGTTTTGCTGATTCTATTCAGTTTCCAGCAATTACCCATGCTCACCGTGTTCAACATGAACAAACACAGAGTGTACCAGCTCCCAAATTCGAGGGAGTACTATCGCCCAAAGAACAACAGGGCGCTGTTATAGGCGTATCTTGGGCAATCGGGATACTCCACCCATCTTTGACTCCAGCGATGGCTACACTCTCAAGTAGCACTGCTGCAGAGCAAGACAAGATAGATGCACGGAACCTTATTGGTACTCGTGTGCAACTGTTGCTCCAAATTAGAGATCAGGAAGCACAGGCATATATAAAGTCACAGCTCGATAGAGAGGCTCCAGCTCCATTTGAAGAGCCGAAGTCAGGCATTAACTTAAACGACATCCCATTTTAACCCACCATGTATGCAGTTTTCTCCACTTCAACTGCTTCTTATTCAGAAAAAAGTAAAAGAGCTTGGCTATAAAGATGCCTCTGAAAAGTCAGGTCTAGCGTTGAGTCTTATTTTCTACATTGTAAGCAACAAAGATCGTTGCTATGCAGAAGATACTATCAACAAAATTGCTCTGCTTTTAGACATGAAGCCATACTTTTTTCGGTACTTAGAAGAGTTCGACGCCAAAGCATTTTCTCGTAACCCCCAACAAGAAATGGCGAAACTTGTTGACACCTTTGAAAAATCTTACCAGCTTGTTTATGAAGCAATTAAACCCACCGCATGACCAGGACTTTGAAGAAGCAGAAGTCGATATATTTGTATTAGAGAAAGCACTTGAAGCAGCATACTGGATGCCACTGTACGTAAAGCGAGCTGAACTTGCTTTAGTGGCAGCAAAGCAAACGCTTATTAAAGCTGAGGCTTTGTATGAGAAACATAAGAATGAGGCATTTATCCAGGCTGATGCTCGCACTGCTAACGAAAAGAAAGCAATTGCTGAGCTAAAGCTCATGGAAGATCAGTTTGAGTGGGAAGAAGATGGACAGATGAAAAGATGTTCATATCACGAACTGGTGCAAATGGCACAGATCGAATACTCAACGGCTCTTGTTCACCACCACTACCAACTAAGTAGGGAAAAGGAAATAATGATGCGTGTTTCTGCCCTTAAAGAACAGATGAAGAAATAGTGACACTTGCAATCTTATCACAGGCGTGATATAGTGAGTGTGCATTCTTAACAACAAGAATATGCAAACACTATTTGTTCCTACTAAGGTTCCCTCATATATGCAAGATCAAGCAAAGTTTCACAAGGGCGAGCGAGTTATATTTGATAACCGCTTAGTTTGGGTGAATGACATTTGTTTTGATGGTGTCAGTATTTGTTACTCCCTCTCAGGAATTGATGAGTGGATTCCAGAATTTGCTATAGATTCTAACCCAGAAGAAAATTATGAAGACTAGTGAAAAAGTTACTATTGATGGCATTGAGTTTGATGTTGACGAAGTCAAACCCTTCCTCCACAGCAAAATGCAATGGCATGTCTATGTTAGTAAAAGTGGAAAGAAATTCCTTACTACTAAGATAGGCACTGATTTCTTTACTAAGCCAACCCCAATTAAACCCACCAACTAATTTTACTTTATGTCACATCGAGCAGATACCCCCATCAGCCAACGTTTAATGACAAGTCTTCACTCTATCCTAGATACTACCAACCTCACAATTGCAGACATTGCTAGTATGATGGGATCAGATAAAGAGAATCTCCGCCGCTTAGCCTATGGTCGAGTGCAGAAACTCTATTTCTCAGGTTTCGTAGAGCGCCTTGAGCTTACCCTTGCAGATATTGGAGATTGGATTAGTGAGAACGGCCATAATGGCATTACACAATATGTACGAAACAGTGCAAGAAAGTATTCACTACAAGCAGTCGCACAAAAACATAATCCACCAAAGAAAAAAGTAAAGGTACAAAAAAAGGCGAAGCGTTTTGCCACTGGTGCACACTTTACTGGTAGAAGTTTGGCAGAAAGAAAGGCTGACTTAAATCAATCAGTCTCTGATTACATAGCTCGTTTACAGTCAACTGATCAGCATATGCAAAAAGCACTGAAAGAATCAGCAGAAAGAATCAAGAAGCATGAACGTATCAATACATTTATGAACATATTCATTATCCTTGATATCGTTCTTATCACTGTTCTCATACTAGTTTCACTAGTACAAGCATTCCGTTCCTAAAATAAATATTAAAAACTTTTTATGAAATTTTCCCTTAATGGATCTTCTGTTTGGGCTCGTATATTTTTTGGTCTTTTTCTGGTGGGTGTAGTGTTGGTTGGTGTTACTATGTATGGCTCTAACTGTTCAGGTGACACCTGCATTCAGAAGCAGATTGATGATATGCGATTAGAAAAAGATGCGTATCAGGCAAAAATCAATGATATCAATATGCACATAAACGAACTCAAAAAGGGGTTCAGTGCTGGCTACGTAATTGAACAAATACAGTCTCAGCATATGCAAAATGTTCATCCAGATATTTTGACACAGCGTGATGAGTCTAAAGGGTTTAGCTTAATCCCTAAAGCAATGGCGGCAAGTGGAGAAACTATGCTTGATGTTCCATCAAAGACTAGTAGCAGCAATGTCAGTGTTAGGTTTGCTCCTAACCAAATATCAGTAGGTCGTTATGGAGAAGTACTTGCAGAGCTTGGTAGTCCGTTCGCTTCTGTGCCAATTGAAAAGTACTGTAATGAAGCTCAGGTTAGTCAGTATCAGTGTGATATATTGGTCGGCATTTCATTTGCGGAAAGCAGAGTCGGAACTAGTTTTAGGAAAAGAGATGCAGCTGGCAACATAGTACTTGCTATAGAAGAAGGAAAGGCAAGATTTAATCCTGCTGGCATTAAGGGTGGTGGATTTAGTTATCCAACTCCAGATGGTTGGTATATCAGACCATTTAAATCTTGGGATGACTTCTGGCAACAGTATCCACAAATTATGAAAAAAGGATATTTTGATAAAGGAGGAAACACACCTGAGATTATATCAAAGTGTTACGTTAGAGGAGATTGTATTCAGGTAAAAGACGGTTGGGTTGATCGTGTTAAATCATTAATGGCTAAATTAAAATAATCCTATGCAACCAAAAGATTTCAATCCAGAAGTACTGAAAAGTAGCTGGCTAAAGTTTACAAAGTTTATCAGTGCAATTTACGTGCTCAGTGTTGTAGTTATGGTCTATGCGGTTGTATCTATTTATCGAACTACTTATGAGCTTACTCGTTCAGAAATTGTTGCTTTTCTTGTTACCGTACTATCTATCCTTATTTTTCTCCTGGCTAAAAAGTTTGGAGCACGTTTCCTACCCAGTAAAACAGCTCTTGAAATCTTTGATACTCAGTTTGATGACGCAATAGAAAAAATGTGTAAGGATCTACGGGTTAAGCTTGGCAAAGAAGAGCATGATTACTCAAAAAAAGAAGATCCAGAAACACCTAAAAAACAAAGAACAGAAGAGGAACGTGTTGACCTCTATAAAACAGCACGTGCTCTCATTGAGGAGTACAACAATAAAGATAAGTAAAATAACCCCCTAACTTTACCAACCATATGGCAGCAGATGATGTTGTTTCAACGATTATTAAAGGTCTTACACCAAAGCTACTAAAGGACAAGAGCTTTATTAAAGACCTAGACTCACTCTCACTCGAAAGGGTGCGCGAAGTAGTTAATGAAAATGGCATTAAGTCAGTTATTGTGCAACTCGGCAAAGATGGTGAAAAGAAAGATGTTGGTCAGCAACATGAGCGTTTCCCTCAACTTCTTAATGTTATGGCGAATAAGCTGCCAGTCTACATTGTTGGACCTGCTGGTAGTGGAAAGACTATGGGAGTTGAGCAAGCAGCAAAAGCCCTTGGTATTACGTTCGCTTGTATGAGTGTCGGTCCAATGACTACTCAATCTCACATCTTTGGCTACATGGATGCTCAGGGTAAATATGTAAGTACAGAGTTCAGAAAACAATATGAGAATGGTGGTGTATTCCTTTTTGATGAGATCGATGCTGGTAATCCTCAAGTACTAACCTCTATTAACTCTGCTTTATCAAGCGATCAATGTGCGTTTCCTGATGGTATGATCAAGAAGCATGCAGGTTTTGTCTGTGCAGCATCAGGTAACACATGGGGTCTTGGTGGATCAGTGGAATATGTTGGCCGTAATGCAATGGATGCTGCAACGCTTGACCGTTTTGTTTTCCTTGAATGGCCATATGACTTGAAGTTTGAGAAGCTACTTGCTTCTAATGAGGCTTGGGTAGATAAGATACAAAAACTCAGAGCTTTGGCTAATGAGAAAGACCTGCGTGTAGTGATATCACCACGTGCGAGTATTAATGGTGGCAAGCTACTTGATGCTGGTTTTACTGAGGAGGAAGTTTTGAAGATGCTTGTTTACAAAGGTATGGATGAGGCTATGGTCAAGAAGCTTAATGAGAATTAGTATGATAACTAATATTAAACTATTTAACTTTTTTATTGGCAAAGAAAACGTCCCTCATGAGATGGTAATCAAGAGAAAGCACTTTTTTAGGTCATATTCTGACCTTATTATCTGCGCGGAGAAAGGTGCTTACTCACCATCTGCCAGGGGTTTTAAGTCTGCTGCTACAAGAAATGATGGTTTTGGAGCTGCTACTTTTGATGAGGCAATCAAGAAGTCATGGTATGGTGACAAGGAAATACTCAAGTCTGTTCGTGAGTCTAGAGATCAAATAGTAAGGCACCTTAACGACACTACTTATCTACAAGACTGGCAATACTCAGAAAGTGGAGCTGGCGTTGATGTCGCTAAGTTTGTTACTGGACAGCCTGACTGTATGTTTGATGTACTACCTACAGAAAAGAAGTCAATCACGATTGCAATCAACTTTGCATACTCTTGGAGTTACGAACACGCTCAAGTTATTGCAGCTGGTGCTGCTGTGTTTATTATTGCAGAGTGGTTTCACCGTAACCGTTACAACGTTAGAATTGTAGGTGATGAGGTATGTATACGAAATGGGCTGTACTACTGGCTTAATTTCCCGATCAAAGAGTATCATCAACCATTTGATACAGGGAGAATAGCTTTTATTCTTGCTCATCCTGCTTTCTTGCGAAAAGTAATATTTTCTGTAAATGATTCTACAGGAGATGAGACAAGAGAATTTTTTGGATTCCATACTGGTTCTGGCTATGGCAAAGTTTCTACTAGGGTAATGACTAATGCCCAGATCAAATTAAACATGCAAGATCTTTGTAGCAATGCAACATCTATTCAAAAAAGTGTTGAATTTATCAAAAAAATAATTGCTAAAAAATATGATTGAAGGACTAAAAAAAGAGTTTGTTTGTAAATATAAAGATAAAGATGGTGAAGAGTACTTTTTGGTAATTGGAACTGATGAAGATAATGATTTTGGTTATGCTTACGGTAGAGAGTTGGAGTCAATTTCAAGCGAAGATCTAGATTACATTACCGAGTTCTATGATTTTTTTAATTTAAAGGATAAGTTTATGTACTTGCCAGAAGATCAAAGAAAAACTATCGTAGAAGATGTAATGAGGATCTTCTCAGAAGAAATAGAAGCTTCCTTACAAAGTGCTATAAAAAACTCATCATGAATACCTACCACAAAATAAATTCTCTTTATAAGAGAGATCCAAAAACGCATGCATTTATTCCAGAGTTATCAGATAATGAAGTAGCAGTAATTGGAGGGTGGATTGGAGAAGAAAAGATAGACGGCACTAATATTCGTGTCCACTATGACCCATTCGCAGAAACAGTTGAATTCGGTGGTCGTACAGACAATGCTCAAATACCTGCTAACTTATTCAAGTTTCTTCAGCAACATTTTACACCAGAACTATTCAAAGAATTTGAGCTGCCAGTCACTCTCTATGGTGAAGGTGTAGGCAAGAAGATTCAAAAGGATAGTCACTTATACCTACCAGAAGGACAGGATTATGGCTTTATTCTCTTTGACGTTGCACTAGGAGATTACTTAGTAGATATCCAAATAGTCACTGAGTTGGCAAAACAACTCGGAGTACCAAGGGCAACTATTATTATGGCTGGTTCTTTAGATGATGCTGAGAGGCTGGTAAAGATTGGATTTGTCTCTTCGTTCTCTAGTAAAAAGATGGCAGAAGGTTTGGTTATTAAGACCCCAATGCCAGTCTATAATAAGTACGGTAAAAGAATTATTACTAAACTCAAGTATGCAGACTTCCACCCTAAAACAAAGTAGTGCGCACGAGCACGATTGGGAGGAGTTATTCATCCCAGAGATAAAAACACCAGTCTTCAAGAAATGTAGAAATTGTCCACAGAGATTGGTAATTAACTACGCTGGCTACAAAAGGTGGCGTATGAAGACATGTGGAGCAGATGCTGTTGCGTTTGCAACTGTTCAATATAAACTATAAATATATGAAGATGAAGCCTAAAACACTAAAGAAAGGGTATGTTCTCATTAAGCAAGAAGTAGAAGAGCAAGTGACGGAGAGTGGAATTGTTCTTTCTAGTGAAACGATTGAAGACAAACAAAGAAAGATTAGACCTACTGGTTATGGTGAGGTGGTAGCAATTGCTCCTGATGTTGTCGACTTCAAGGTCGGTGATAGGGTGCTTTACTCAACTTGGGCACCCGTAACTATCACAGAAGATGAAGGAGAAGACAAAATCGAGTATCATGTGGTTGATCAACACTCTGTGTTGGCACTAATTGAATAAAAACCATGGGAAAAGAACTGAAGCCCCACACCCAAAAGAAGTTCGCTAAGAAAACACCATCGCTTGCAGAACTTAAGTTTATCAGAGCATACGCCAAGCTAGGCAGTTACACCGCTGCTAGCAGACTAGCCTACCCCAATGCACATACTCCACATGTTTACGGATATGTTGTTGCAAACAGACCACATGTGAAACCATACATCGACAAGATTAAGCAGAGCGTGCTTGACCAAGTTGATGATGTCATGATTTACAATAGGTTTGAGGAGATCTACAACAATACGCTTTTCAAGAAGATCATTGTGAAGAAGAAACGCATTGCTGAGAATGCAGTTTATGAAGAAGAACAAGAGGTTGACCAAACACCACTAGCGTTACAGGCACTCAAAGGTATTGCTCAATTTAAGCGTGCAGCAGATGCAGAGAACAACCAACAAGGGCCTATGACAGTGACTATTACGATGGACAATAGAATACTCAACGCAACTGAACAGAGTGCTATAAACCATCCTAAGGAAGATGACAAGCCAGAAGTAGTCATAGATATTTGACGGTGTTTCTTGTGCGTGATACATTTCGGGAGTACTTAAACCCACCACATGTACAGAACACTTATCCGTTACCCCAGGCAGTTTCTGCCGAAGTTCGAGCCAGGAAAGGTGCTCATCATAGACGATATCCAGTTTACCGTTAGTGAGTATCGTGAGCTACCTAAGAACTCATATGGCTACAAGAACCACAACTTGGCTGGCATCTTACTTATGCAGAGCCATGTGCACCATGTGAACGTAGTTACTAAGGTTAGGCTTGGTACGCGTGCTTCTTCACTGTATTTCGATAACCCCATACTACAGCAATGTTAGAGTTTATATTCAACGCTATTGGAGTGATGATCCAAGTAGTCGGGTACATTTGTGTTTTCATCCTCATCATGATGGCAGCCTACAGTATTTTTAACTAAAAACTTTTATGACAGATCGCGGTATTGGTTTCACAGTTGGTACCTACGTAGAGATACTTACTGGAGACAATATGGGTGATATTACAAAGGTAAAGTCTCATAAAGATGTAGGTGGAACCATATGCTACGTGCTTGCCTCTGATGAAGACTTCTACTACGGCCACGATCAGCTAAAGCCTGTACTTTCTAAGTGGTTAGGAGACTCAGAGGTAGAAGATGCAATTGCCTTACTTAAGCGTAAAGGGGTAATCAAAGATGGACAGATTCTAACTACCCTATAGCAATGGAAACCAAAGAGAGGATGTACTTGTGTATGTGGTGTTGGAAGCCTCGACAGGTAAATTTGTTCAGTATGACTTGTGAGTGTGGTGGTACTGGTAC